ACTAGTAGGAGGGTTCAATGAACTCACAAAACGTCTTACCACAGAAAGTTTAAAATGAAATTATCCGTCAGTACAGGTCAAGTTTATACCTTTAAATTGAACTCAGGAGAAGAACTCATTGCCAAAGTATCAGACACATCATCTGATGATTGGATCAGCATTGAGCACCCGGTGAGTGTGGCACCCGGCCCTCAAGGCATGGGACTTGTGCCCAGTTTGTTCACAGCCGACCCTGACGAAAAACTACGGCTAAATACTGCCAGTATAAGCCTTTATGCACTGACCGATGACCCAGTCAAAATGAAGTACATCGAAGCAACCACAGGTATCAAAGTACCGGATAAAAAAATCATACTAGGATAACATGCCAGCAGTACAACGTGTAGGAGACAGCAATTCCGCCGGGGGAATAATCACCAGTGGATACAATCCTGTACGAATCAACAATCGTGTTGTGTCTGTGGATGGCAGCCCAGTTAGCCCTCATACTCCGTATCGTAGCCCGCATACCAGTCCTGTTACCACCAGTGGTGTTGGCTCTGTCAAAGCTGGCGGCATTCCGATCAATGTGGCTGGCAATCCAGACAGTTGCGGACATCCTAGAGTTGGCGGCAGTGAAACTGTAAGTATTGGTTAAAATGGCCACCAGCATTCTAACCCCGCTACAACTCACTGCATCTGCAGCCTTGTTAAACAATCAAGGACTAAAAACATTGCCCACAGCATTGGCCACGGCAATATCACTGTACAATTCTTTTACTATAATTTCAGCAATCAACGGTGCTATCAACAATGCATCAGGCACCACGTGGTGTTCGGCTGCCACATTGACCAGCCTTGAAACCATACGCGGCACAGGAACAGGATGTGCTGCCTTGGGCAACAGCATACCGGCGGCCTATACCACACTGACACCAGTGGCCAATCCGTCGGGACTGACTGGGTTGGTTTCACAAACTGCCAATTACTATCTGGGATATGGTGACAGTGGCAGATTTGCACAGGGTTTTATGGCAGTGCAAGCATTTATCAATACCACCAACAACTACATCAACACTGCGGCCAATGCTCCAACCTATCTTGGTCCTAGCTTTAGCAACATGAACAGTTTGACCACTGCGGATATCACTACAGTTAATTCCAATCTTGGACCGTTCGCAACAGACTTGGCCAACCAAGGGCAATTGACCAATTTAAACAAGTTGGAATTGTATGGTACACCAGCCGGATTACTTCAACAGATCAGTGCCGTGGCAGGAATCTCCAATGCCACTGTGCCGGCTATACAAAATGCATTAACAGCAGTGGGATTAACTGCCACAGATATTCAAAATCTTGTGAGTGACAATCGTGTTGGGCTGTTCAATCCCGATGGCATTACCAACAATGAATTTGATCAGCTGCAATTGCAAGCATACAATGCCATGACCATGGTGTCAGGTGATGACCTTGCACAGATATTGAGCATATTAGATGTGACCACACCTAATATAAATTCATTGAGTGATTTGTTGGATCCTAAAAAAGTATTTCCGCTGAGTTATCTTACTTTACAAACTCCTAGCCCGGTTGGGCCAGTATTGATATTCAACCCCACCGGTAGTTTAAATTCTGCAGTACAGCCCATAGTTAATTCTTACTTGCCCACTGCATCGGGGTGTGATGATTTGGGGAAAATTATACCGCCAGGCGATGCAGTGGCCAACAAGGCCATACAAGTTGCGGTCCAGCAAATTTCCAACATAGCAGCTACTGATTTACCAGCACTGGCTGAAGCTATAAAAGGCTACACCGATCGTCCTTGGAATCCAGCACAACCTTACCTGGCTGATGATCTAGTGGCCAATGGCACACCCATACCTACATTTTATCGAGCGCAACAAGATGTTCCTGCAGGCATTGATATCAACAACACCAGTTACTGGCTGCCAACCACGCTGGGCGGCCAAAGCACCATGTCAGGATTGCCAGCCATTACTGCATTGACCACACCAGTACCTAGTTCGGTTACCACATTCTTTGATGTCAGCATAGCCAATGGCACCGGTCCCAATGGAACCATTACCATGTGCGACGTACTAGGAACTGCAATTGATTACAATGGTCTAGCCACATATCTCAACACAGCCAGCACAGCGTTGACTGCAATTGTGGGGTCTGCCAGTTACAACACCTTGTTGGATCTTTATCAGCGAATACAAAATGTATGCAACAGTACCTACGGCAATCCTGCAGTGAGTGTGACAGTACCAGCAGGTGCAGGTGCCGGAACTTATGCCAATGCATTTCCTTACTATGGTGGTGACCTAGCATTACAAACTCTAATACCATTGGCCAAAACTGCACTAGATGGTGTAATTGCTGCCTGGCCCACTCAGACTACCACAATGAACACTGCATGGAATAGTATCGCCAGTTCGTTAAGTTCTGAAAAGGCTTTTCAAACTCGTGCTGGTATAAATTATTTCGATCTGCTGGCCGGCGAACAAAACAGTGTGATGGCGTTTGTTCAAAACTTGCCATCCTATGCCAGGTTAACAGATGCTTGTCAAGCAGCTGAATTCTTAGAAGATGTAGCAGACACCACCATTGTGGGCGGGCAAGCCATAATTGGTGCCATGCGAGAAGCTCGCAATCAAGATGCTTATCAAGCAGCAGGATTGTTCTCGGCCAATCACATACCAGCAGATCCACCAATTACACCGGTACCTGCGGTGATTCCAGTGCAATAATGCCCTAAAACCCCGTGAAAATACTGGAGTCTGAGCATATGAGCTTAAATATTATTCTGTGGCAGTTGACATTTCTATATCAATCATGCTACAATTAGCTACTTCAAAATTTAAGGAGACTTCATGAAGAAATTAGTAACAGTATTGGCCTTGGCAGTTGCCACTTCGGCCGTTTTGGCACAATCTGCCCCTCAAGTCAGTGTGTATGGCAAAGCTCGCATGTACGAAGAATCGTACAAATTGGGCACTGCTGATGCACTAACCCGTTTGACCAATGACACCAGCCGCATTGGAATCAAGGCCACTGCTGACGTAGGCAATGGCTTTACAGCCGCTGCTATTGTTGAAACAGGCGTTGGTGCTGATGCCCCAGGTGCTACCACTTTGGGTGACCGTACCACTTTGTTCAATCTCAGCAACAGTTTAGGTACTGTGGGCTTGGGTCGTGACAAACACGCTGTGACTCGTGCATTGGATAACTTTGACGCATTGGAAAATACCTATGGTACCATTGCACCTAGCATTCACGCTGCACAAGGTTCACGTTTGCAAAATGCAATTTTTGTAACCACAGCACCTGTAATGGGCTTGACCGGCACATACCAACTGAGCAACAGCGAAACAGCTGGTGTAACCAATGTTCAAGCTGGTAGCATCAACTACAGCAACGGCGCTCTTGCAGCCACCGTGGCACGTTATGATGACAGCATTGCTAGCCAAAGCACCATTGGTGGTGTAAAGTACACAATGGCCGCAACCCGTACTACCGTTTATGGCATGTACAGTGATGACAAAGTTGCCGGTGTAAGCACCAGTGGCAAAAGCATTGGTGTAAGCCAAGGCGTTGGCCCACAATTGGCTTTGTTGGCCAGCTACGGTGAAAACTCAAATGGCACAACTGGCAAAGCAGTAGGTGCCGCTTATGCAATTATCAAGGCATTGACATTGGATGCTCGTTGAAGCAACGTTGACGTGGCAGGTTCTGCGTCTGATGTTACACAATTTGGCGCTGGCGTAGAATACAATTTCTAATCTAGTTTTTCAAAACACAATAGGCCCTTCGGGGCCTATTTTTATGAGTACTGGTCGGCTGATACTGATATATAATTACAATACAAGGAGATTGGCATGACGGATCCCAAAGCAACCGCGAGGGAATTGCTCAACGAATGGAATCGTTACAAAGTTGCAAAACCACGAAATCATGCCTTGGATATTCAGTACGAAAAAGATCAGTTATCTAATTGGGCAGAGTTACTGCGTCGGAACATGTTGTGGAGTACTGATTTAACTGAGATAACCGAAAACTGTTATCAATTTCAAACTAGATTATCTAGATTCAAAGATAATATCATAATTGAATTACTTACTAATGGCTCAGCCTAAATATTATCGGAGATAATATTGAGATAATATTGAGATAATATTCCGATAATATTCCGATAATATCAAGTGTTGTAAAAACCCCACACAAACTGTTGCTAAAAACCCACAAAAAATTGCTGTTTTTTGAGGGCAAAACGGTTGACCGAAATCGCTAGATCGGCTATAATACATGTATGGAAGCAACAAAAGTCACCCGTAAAAAGCGAGTAGATCGTACTCATATCGTGTATGCTTTGCATATCGGTTTTGAGACGTATATTGGCATCACTGCTAAGACTCAGCGCACTGTGCCCATGAGCTTGCGTAGCCGTGTGAACAAGCATATCTATCGCTCGCGCACTGAAGACAAGTCTTGGCGCCTGTACGAAGCAATTCGTGCCGCAGGTGCTGACAACATTGTGTCAACTATAGTTGACATTGTGCGTGGTAAAGATGTTGCACATAAGTTAGAACGTGAACTTATCGCAAAATATGCGCCCGCACTGAACACAGATGTTCGCATCAAGCAGAACGGTTGACCAGAAATCACCGTTCTGCTATAATACACACATACACAGCAAAAAGGAATCACCATGCAAGATACAATGACCCGTGAAGAAGAACTGCATAGCATCTTTTGGGATATGTACAAAGATGCTCACGGTTTCCGTCCTCGTCATGTGGATACCACGGGTTGGACCGAGGTGACTTTCACTCAGGAGTTTGAGTATCTGCAGGGAGTGATTGCCAAGAACGAGCGTGAGCGCAAGATTGCTGAGCACGAGGCCTGCCATGCATTTGAGATGCGAGTGCAAAGCGTCTTGGCCTGCGGTGCTAAGGATCGTGCTATGGCTCTGCGTTGGATCCACGAAGCAGAAGGCACCGGTGGTGATGACGAGTTTTTGTGCTGGACCTTGGGCTTGCCTTATCGTTATTTCAAGTAATAGGAGCATATGATGATTGCAACAGACACTCGCACTTCACAATACGATACACGCCACGGTGGTCCTTATGATCGCGGCAGTGCCGATAGTTATTACAGCCGTGGATTCAATCCGCACTACTTTGAAGGTGCCACTTCGACCACGCCTCGTGTGGAAATGGCGGATATGACTGCTGCTGAGATCACAGCATACACCGCAGGCTTCAACGATAACGAAACATTTGGTGACAAAAAGGATTGGGGTTGAATGATGAACGAACGAATTCGAAAACTTGCTGAACGGGCTGGGTTTAGTTATATGCCTAGCAACTATCCTGATATGGCAGACTTGTATGAATGTGCCGACTTTGAGCTGGAAAAGTTCGCCGAGTTGATTGTGCGGGAATGTGCTACCCTTGCGTTTGATGGCCCTAATGGTATCTTGGAGCATTTTGGAGTTGAAGAATGAACACACAAATTGAAAAACTTTTTGATCAGGCTTTAGAAGAATTCAAAAAAGAAAACAAATACGCCACTATTGTTGTTCCCGATACATTGCAAAGAGATTTTGTAGGAAAGTTTGCCCTGTTGATTGTTCAAAAATGTGCTGATATTGGTCAACAATATGCTGACGGCAATTATGAAGTTCGTAATCAGATTTTAGAACATTTTGGATTGGAAGAAGAATGACTGAACTTGAAACACTACAGACCCGTGCAAAGGCCATACTAGAGTCCAATGCACATTGGAAGAGCTGCCAAGATGGCAGTTATGAAATGGCTCTGCACTATGCAGGCTATCAGGAAACCGTAGAAAAAATCAAAGAGTTGACAGATAACGTGAATACCGTTAAAATACAGTCATAGGAGATTTGCAATGGGACTAGACATGTATGCGTACACCGCTGCCAAACCAGCAGCAGAGAACCCACGTGAGATTGCTTACTGGCGTAAGCATCCTAACCTGCACGGCTGGATGCATCGGCTGTGGGAATCCAAGGGCAATTCAGGACAATTCAACGGCGACGAATTAGAACTCACCTGGGAAGATCTTGACGCACTGGAACAAGCCGTGCGAGAAAAAACCTTGCCTGCCACTGGCGGATTCTTCTTTGGCAACAACAGTGATGATGAGTATCACGAAAGCGATCTCAAATTCATCCGCGACGCCAAGGCTGAATTGTTTCTGGGCTTACGAGTTTTCTACAACAGCTCATGGTAAAAAAAATCTTATACGAAAAAGTTGGGCGCAGGTATGTGCCTGTGGCTGAAAACTACGACGATCATTATACTTTTCCCAAAGGCAATCATCTTGTGATGTGCTATCCAGGTGGAGAGAGTCGCCAGTTCAATATTGATCCCAACTATGCAGCCTTGATTGCGGCCAGTCGTGTGGCCGAAGATGCCATGTGCAAGGCCTTGAACAAAGCCAGCGAAATGCGGCCAGCTCGTACTCCTATCACACCTGCACAACAACGAGCCTGGAAGAAACTGGCCAAAGAGTTTGGTGACGAACTGTGTACGCTGAATGGCGCCAGCATACATGATATTGCAGAAGCAGGCGTCCAAGCATTGCAACAGGAAGCAGATAAATTACTGACCAACGCCACGGTGAAGGCAGCCTACGATCAGTTCCTATTTGTGTGTGCATTGACCAAGAAACAAGAGAAGTAAATAATGAATGAATACAACCCCAATGATCCGCGTTATGAGGGTGTTATGTCATCAGGTTGGATAAAAGAACTTGCTGAATCTGACAGCCGCATTCACAAGGAAAAGGTTATCGAAAAAGCCCTGATGGCTTCAAAATTGGGCAGTGCCGACGCACAGGCTTTTTTGTTCAACTGCTATCAGGCCTACAATCCCTTCTACACCTACTATGTCAAACAACTTCCTGCGGCCGAGCCGGGCCACACTGGCCGTGCCAATCCGTGGCCTCGATTTTGGGGTCTGCTGGAAGCACTACGTACCCGAAGCTACACCGGCCATGCAGCCAGAGATCAACTGCTGGATATCCGTGATCAATTTGACAGTGATGAGTGGAACTTGGTATGTGCGCCGGTGATCTCTAAAGACCTTCGTTGTGGCATCAGTGAAAAGACTCTGAACAAAGTGTTGAGCCGAACACAATATCGCATTCCGGTATTTTCATGCCAACTGGCACAGGACTCAACTGATCGTCCGGCCAAGATGAAAGGCATCAAACGCCTGGAAGTCAAACTGGATGGTGTGCGTGTGCTGGCAGTGGTCACTAGAAACAATGTAACATTGTACAGCCGCAATGGCAAAGAGTTCATGAACTTTCCGCAGATTGTGGAAGCCATCGAAGCTGCTGAACTTGAAATCCCATCCGGCGGCATTGTGTTGGATGGTGAGATTGTGGGTGAAAGTTTCCAGCAGCTGATGCGCCAAGCACATCGCAAGAATGATGCTGAAACTTCGGGCATGGTATATCATG